TTAATTATTCTTTTTTCGGTTGCCGTTTTGCTCTAAAATGAGATTTGTGCCGGTCTTTTTAATCTTATTTGGCTGATATTCAAGGATGTCAGCAACATCACAACCAAGGACTTCGCATATCCTGTCCAAATGTTCAAGGTTAATACGGTCACACATCTCATTATATATATCGCATATTGTCGCAGGTCTTATGCCGGTTTTACGGGCAAGTTCAGCCTGCGTTATGCGGTATTTGCCAAGCAAATCGGACAAATGAATTTTAATCATAATAACGCCCCGAGTAATATAATATACTACTGCGTTATTATTTTGCTTAATCGGTAATATTATTACCAATTCAGTAATTAGTTATGACAACTTCTTTGAACTCCACACGATTATCAGGGGTTGCAGGGAGTAGATTTTGCCTGCTCACACACTTAATGTTGTAATCTTTATACAGATTTCTGATAAAATCACAATCATTGTAAGACAAGATAAAACGCCCTTTAATCCCCTTTAAAACGGCATTTAAACGGATATGGTCATCTTTATTGAACTTAGTATAGTTGCGGTTATAGTAGCGTTCTGATGCCACATATGGCGGATCTACATAAAACAGAGCCGAATCACGGTCATATGTTTTAATAAGGTCTTCAAAATCCCTGTTTTCAATGATTACACTTTTTAATCGCTCCTTGTATTTTGGTAATTCAGAAACGATATTATAAATTGTTTTAGGGGCGGTCGCAAAAGAATTTCTATTGCTACCAAAGCTACATTTAATCAAGTAAAGATATCGTGCTGCCCTTTGCAGGTCAGTAAGCTCAACCTGATTCTCAATCTCATAGCGATACTGAGAAAACAGCTCTCGAGATTGTAACCAATCAATCTCCTTTTGTAGAGCAGAACAATTGTATTTTATCTGCTTATAAAGGTTAATCAGGTCTCCGTCAATATCATTAAATATCTCCATTTGACCTTTGATTTTATCCTTACCGAATAAGACCCAGCCTGCACCGCCACACACCTCTATGTAGCGGTTACAGTCACTGGGAATAAGTGAAATAATCTGATTTTTAAGGTGACTTTTGCCACCAATCCAGCCGATAAAGCTACGCATTTTTACCTCCATAATAACTTTTTTAGGGGCGTTATTATGGATCAAAAAATCACTTTAAAAACTTGCGGTCAACAAATACAATGCTGTTAGTTTTTGGATAGGCAATTTCTGCCATCCCTGCATTTTTACCCCTTTCTACAATGTAACGCACGGTTACTCTTGTACCTTTAGGGATTATGCCAAATTTAACTTTCTTGTCGGGGTGTGTATAAATATTAGCGGTTGCGTTTGCTGTCATTTTTGGGTATTTTGATAATGATGAATTATTATTGATTCTCGTATTCTGTACAAATCCCGTTTTGTTTTTGTACTTAATTTTACTCCAACCATAGCCATCATCATAAATATGTGTAATGCTTGAATTTTTAGGCATTGTACAAATGTTTTTGCAATCACCATAGGCATACGCTTTTGATTTGAGTTTACTCTCCGTTGTAATTTTGTTATGTGTTGCAGGCTTTGTTGTGCCTGATGAGTTTGCCGACTTATACTTATAGCCGAAGTAGTTACACATACCCTTGCAGATTGCCTCAGCAATTGCGTTTGTGTTGTTCCTGATCCAGTTCGAGCCTGTCACGGTGTCATGAAATTCACACTCAACATACACGGTCAATGCCCTCGGCACATTGATTTCGTAAAGGTCGGTTTTGTAGCTGACCGAATCATCCTTGCCGGGCGAGATTGCTCCGAGGGCGTTTTTCACCGATTCGGCAGCCTTTCTGCCGTTTGAGTTCAGGCAGAAAACTCTTGTACCGCCTGTGTATTTGCCGTTAAAAGCGTTGGTGTGAATCGGCATATGAATGTCTGCACCGAACTTGTCCGATTCGGGACAGCGTGTCTGCATAAGCGTTCCCGACTTTGCGACCATAACCTCAAAACCGCAACGCTTGAGAGCTTTGGCTGTTGCGGCGGCGATTTTGTCGCACTGAGCCATTTCGTTTGTACCGCCCGTTGCATAGGTGTTCCTATTCTGATTTGACGGACTGAGATAGATTTTCTTTGCCATAATTATTATTCCTCACTTTCTGAATCTGTTTTCGTTTCGACTGTTGTCTTTAATCTTTTAACGATTGATACCAAAAATTTTGGCAATGGAATACCAATTTCCGAGAGATTTTCTAGAATTGAAATCAACTCGTTGATGATAAACCAAATCGTAACAATCATGCCGATACAGTAGTTAATCCGCAGGTCGATTCCGCAGTTGACAAGTGCCGAGCTGATGAGATAGTCGGCAACAATACCGACCGCTACGGCTACGATATAGCCTACCTTTTTGATAATACCTGTTACACCGACACGGCTGTTCAGCGTGTGGCTGATGTATGCCTGTGCCATTCCTGTGATGTAGTCGATAATCATTACCGCAATCATCACCGCAAACGGCACAAGCAAGATGTTAAGATATGCGACAATAGCACCGCATACCGTGGCAAATAATGCCTGTAAAATGTTTTCTTTCATTGTTTACACCTCGCTTTCTGTCGGCTCGTCAATGGTTGGATTATCGCCCCAAACTGCCATAACGGCATTGTAATATTCGTCTGACAGCACCGTTTTAAGCTGTTCTCTGCCCGATTTGCTGTTCATGTATGCGTTGCGGATGTTTCCGCCAACCTGCATTTCTTCACCGTTAAAGGTCAAAAACTGCTGTCTGAGTACCGAAACGCTGTCCTTTGTGAGCATATCGAGTGTGATTTTTTCTTTAAGTTCCATTTTTCATACCTCCGTTATTTAATTTTGTACAAGCAAATCACATTAATTTGCTCGCCGTCTGCAAATGTGTAAGCCGTCTTATCCTGAGTTGAAAACTGTAGCCAAGTGTTATTTTTCGGAATGGCAAATTTAAAGAGCTTGCCAAGGTTTGAAATACCGACACAAAAAACATTGTCCTCGGAAATACATTTGTACGGCAAATCAATCAGCGGACACATGCTATTGCCGCCAAGAGATACTGCGTTCATTTTGACCGTTGCACTGACGATTACGATGTCACCAATCGTCTTATATGTACAGTTTGCACTTTTGATTTTATCGGTGACGGTTGAATACGGTGTGAGTGTTGATGTACCACTTTCAATATTTGACGAATCGTATTTAGTCGCCAAGGCGGTTTTATCTGCTTTCACAAGCAGAGCGTTGTAAACTGCTCCGCTTGTGAGGTAACACGGGCTGTTATTTTTGGGTTCGCTGTCGAACGGCATTGAATCGAGCTTTCGGGCAAGTTTTTTGTCTGTTTCTTCTCTCGTGTATGCGTTCGTAATTCCGTACCCTGCGAGTGTTGTTGATTTATTGGCTTTACTTGCAAGACTATTACTCACATCAGCTATGTTAGCCTTGTTTTTCAGCGTTGTTTCAGTGCTCTGCAAACGGGAGTTAATTGAATCAATGTCGCTTTTGTTTGCTTTTTTTGTAAGATTTGCGTCGGCCGTGTCAAGCCTTGCTCCAAGCGAATTAGAACCGCCTCTTGCTGTGGTTATTTCGGTTTCAAGTGCAATTGCTCCGTCTGTTGCCCGTTCAATCCCCTCGTCCATATGGTTGAGGTTGTCGGCAGTCAGCGGAGTTGCTGTTGAGGGAGTGTTTTCCCAGTTCATTCGTGTGTATTTGTTCAATTTTTTATTCTCCTTTCGCTGTGATTTTGTCCGTGAGTGCCTGTATGCCTGTAAGCTCTCTTGACAGCACATATGATGTCACGGTTGCGGTTTGCGGAGTGCCGTCAGCGTTATATGCATAGTTGCCGTCAGCGTCGGTTACATAATATTTAATCTGTATCATATCGCCAGGTTCAACCCACAATCTGCCGTCAAGGGTTGCCTCGATAGGCTTATAAATTTTATGGTGTATTCGCTTGCCTGTATCGCCTGAAAACAAATTTTCAAACTTGTGTATCCACGCACCGCCTGCATTATCGTTTTCCTGCCATACAAGAATGTTGTCTGTCATATCATAGGTTTTACCGCTTAAAAACTTGTAGCTACGCACCTTTGCGGTTCGTGTAGAACCTCCGATTGCAAAGTCAACAGTCCCGTATGTACCGCTTGATTTTTCGTCAGCGTTGAATGCCTCGTAAAAGTCATATTTTTCTGCTTTTGTTGTATCGGTTTCAAGGTTGACAAAAACAATGTTACCGCCTTTTCGGTTATCGGGTTTAACAAAAGCAAACACACCGAGCATTTCCGCTGTATAATTAAGCAATTGACCGTAATTAACCTTTTCGGAATCATCAAGCCATACTTTGTTAAAAATTTTCATATTCTTAACAGTCAGATTCTCAACCTTGTTGATAACCTCGTTAAGTAAACGGTCGGATAAAAAATGGGCATCAGGTTGACCGCATAGGTTAATAAATTTTTCAGAAACCATTGCCAACAGTGCATAGACCGAAGTACTGTTAGAATTGTTATTCCAGAGCTTTTGCAGAGCGTTTGTACAGTCGGTTTCATAAAGCTGTGAAATCACATCATAGGCGGTTATGCTGATTTTGTTCTGATCCGTTTTATTGACCTCGGCTTTGTCAATCATACCGTTAAAAATGCACCACGACTTTGTTGTCACGGCTTCGCCCGGATAGAGAGTGTCGCTTGGATATAATGAACTGCTCGGCAGTATCGGAGAGCCTGACGGAAAAGTTTGTGTCAGCTTAACTAAAATCCAACAACCGACAAGTTTTGAAACATCAAAGGTTCTGCCAACGGTGTTCAGCAGTCCGATTTTAAATTCTGAGGCAATGCAACCGCCAAACTTCAACTTATTTTCGTCACAAATCGACTGTTTAAGGCTCATACTTTCGCTTTCAATGTTGGTTTCGGTGATAACATCAAACTTGCTGTCAGATGAAAAGATTTCGAGCTTGTTTGAAATCAGCTCGTTAATAATTTTCTGCTTATGCGTACTTGAAACGGATAGCAATCTGTCACCCCCTTAATACTCAATAAAAGTGAAAGTCACGGCATTGTATATGATGTTGTTTTTGGTGATTTTCTTGACCTGATAGGTGATGTCGGGCATATAGGCGGTCATTGTGCGATATGCAAGAAGTTCATCGTCCCAATACTCGACATGGATTTTACGCTGTTGAGAGTTATCCCACGAACTATTCAAAGCACTTCTAATTGACTGCATTTGTGCAAGGGTGAGTTCATCAACGGTTGTAAACTCAATTTTCGACTTGTAATTTGGCGAAGTTGTGCGGTGCAGAAGATTGTTGCTGTCACGGTATGCCTTGATTTCGGTTCTCTGGAGCGGAGTGCCGTTGTAGTTATCCTTTGCAATAAGCTCGTGCGGAAACAGCTTACCGCTCTTAGGAAACCTTATTAAATAACCTTTAAAATTTGCCATATCATCCTCTCCTAACCTAACGCACCGACACCGTGACGCTTTTTGACTGCGTTGTTGCGTTTTACAATGTTGTTAAAAATCACCTCGCCGTCAAGATTTACAGTAAGGTTAATGTCACCGCTGTCACCTGTTGAGCCTATCTCTGCCATAGCCTCAATAAGTGCCTGTTTGATAGTTGAAATCGGCGAAACAACCTCAGCCTCACGCTTGTTATCACCGAGTACGGCAAGAAATTCACCGTAATTTGCCGGAACAACCGTACCTGTGGCAAGTCGGGGAACTGTAATGTTAGGCAGTCCGACATTGCCGTTTACACTTCCTAACGCTTCATAAGCAATCTTTGCCGCTGTACTCATTCCGCCTGAAATAGCACTGCCGAGGCTGTTGAACGGATCTATAAAATTGTTTAAGAAGTTTTGAACAACACCTAAAAATCCGTTCATAGGCTTTTTTACAGCACTCTTGATACCCTCAAAAGCATTTGAGAAAACGCTTGAAATCGGATTGATATGTGTTGAAATAAAGCTAAGCAGTCTTGCAAGCGGATTTTTCAAGGCATATATTCTGTCACGAATGCCGTTTGCAAGACCTTGAACCGTGTAACCGCCTCTTTCATACATTTCTGTTGACGGGGAATGAATTCCCATCGTGGTATCATATTCTGAAAGCACAGTAGAAGCAAGGCCGTGACTGTTTTTGACAAGCGCACCTTCGTATGCTTCTGTACCCTCAACAAGACCAAGGACCGTGTTTTTACCCGTATCTTTTGCGGCTTTTTGCAAATTGTTCAAGGATTTCCATTGAGATTTTTGAATTTGCTCTGTGTTAATCATTCCTGCGTTGTAAGCCATAAGAACAGCGGCGGCATCCGAATATTCGCCCTTAACTACCTTTTGTACATCCAAAAGATCATCACTGGTCATCGTGAGCTTATTTAAGGCGGCAATTGTCTTATTTACAGAAGATGTAGCACCTTCCAGTGACTTTGTTTTGCTCTGAATATTCTCGAAGTATTCAATGCCCTCTTTCCATAAAGCGTCGTTTTTAGCACCGCCACCAAAATAGTAATTTTCAAGAGCCTGCATACTTTTGCCGTTTTTCTCAAGCCATTTTTTTAGTTTTTTCTGTTCGTTTTCAAGGTCTTTCTTCTTGCTGTTATAATCCGACTTTGCACTGTTGTATTCTTTTGATGCAAGAATTCTTTCTTTGCTGTTTTCAGAAGATAATTCAGCTAATGCGGCACTATTTGCAAGCTGTTGGTATTTATCAATTGTATTGTCAATTGCATTACGAACTTCGCTTAAATCGCCGTTCAGGTGCAACTTGCCGCCACTACTGATTGACACATAGTTATTCCAAGTGTCGCTAAAACCGTCAACATTGCTTTTAAAATATGTAACAATAGTTTGTAACTGTGCCTGCTCTTCAGGAGTAAGCGTAGCTTTCTGCAGAAGTTCATCAAGTTTCTGTTGGTAACTGTCAACAAGTGTATTGTCTGCATACAAGCTGTCCATTCGTTCAAGAGTGTCTGACAAATTATCCTCAATACCTTGCGTAGTTGTATCAAGCCTTGATTTTATACCGTCAATTTCATCAGCAAATTTTTTAGCTTCGGAATTACTCCAAACAAGCTGATTATATACAGTAACTGCAGTCACAAGTCCGGTGATGGCACCGGCAACGGCTAAGATTGGATTTGCAGAAACAGTTGTCAAAAATAACTTTATAGCATTTTTGACTTTGTCAATTCCGCTTGCAATCGCTTGTCCTGCCTTGAAAACAACAACAGCTGTACCGACTGCAGTAATGCCGCCTGCGATAGCGTACAAGGTTTTGTCACTAATAGATTTAACTATTTTGCTTAACAGTTTCAATGCTCCTGCAAGGGCTTCTACAAGTTTCGGAACTGCTTCTTCAATTGTCCATTTTGCAAGTGGGAGAAGAATATTCTTGTATGCCTGTTTCAGCTTATCTCCGCAGGCTTTGAGCAAATTTCTGAACGCCTGTCCGAGGTCGGCAACAGCTGATACAAGCGGTGACAAATCAAGACTTTCAAGCCATTCAAGGCGAATCTCTGACATATCGCTCAAAAAGCCTGTGATATCTTCAACAATGCCAAGGATTGCTTCCCAAATCTTTTTGCCCGATTCATTTTTGTCCCAAGCCTGTTTGATTTTAGTCCGCAGAGTTTTGGTGTAGTTGTTGCAGTTTTTGATAATATTCAGAATATTAGTCCAAATTCTCTCACCGGTGCCGTTATTCCAAACTTTGCGAAAATCCTCTGCAATCGTATTTACAAGTTCAAGCAAGCTGTTCCATTTGTCGATAATGGATTGCACAACCTCGTCACCAAGTCTTGCCTTATTCCAAGCCTTTGTAAACGCTCCCGAAATATCACCGATGATATCAAAAACATTTTTCAAAAGCTGTTTGATGTTTCCGATAATCTTTTCGCCTGTGCCGTTTTTCCACACTCTCTTCCACGATTCACCGATTGAAACAAAAGCATTTTTCAGATTATTCAAGGCTCTTTTAATGCTGTCAAAAACCTTGTTTGTACGCTTTTCAATCGCTGTTGCGGCAGTATCAAGTGCGTTAACTGCGGCTTTAGAGGATTTCTTTGTGGGGCTGTTTACTGCTGTGCTGTCATCTGATGAACTGTTTTCAAGGCTCATCACATTGAGCCTGTCAAATCCTTGAAGATTGTCTTTAATTTCCTTTGTCTTTTTCGATGTTGTGGCAAGTGCAGAGTTTGCACTCTTTGTTTCATCGGTGAGGTCTGTCATTTCAGAGCTTGCGGAATTTGCGGAATTGTCGGTTGCAGATGAATAGCCGAAAACCTGTTCCGTAAAGCTTTTGAATTTTTCCGTTGCAATATCTAATTTTTCGATAAAGGAATTAAAATTTTTCAACAGCGGAGAAAACACATTGATAAGACCTTGACCGAGTGTAGCTTTCAGGCTGTCAAGTCGGAGCTGTAAAATTCTTGTCTGATTTGCCCAACTGTCCTGCGTTCGGGCAAAGTCACCCGTCGCATTGGCGAGCTGGTCTTGAACAAACTTGTAACGCAATGTTACTTTTTCGGCTTCGGTCATTTTAGCTGTGGTCTTACCGTAACCGTTTGCAAGGGCATAGCTGTCAAGCGCAGTCTGTGTCATTACGATGCCTAAATCTTTTAAAGTTTCGGTTTCGCCCGAAAATACTGATTTAAGTTTTGTATAGGCTTCGTCCTGTCTGATGTTGTAGAATGAAGCAACATCGCCTGCAAGTCCTGTCAGCGTGGTTGACATATCATAGGCTTCTTTCTCTGTAAAACCGAAAGCCTCAGCCATTGAGCCGAAAGTACCGACATACCGCTTTGCCATTGTTTCGGACAAACCAAAAGAATTAGCTGCACTTTTTGCCCACTTGTCAACCTGTTTGGTCATTGCCGGAAAAGTAACATCAACAACATTCTGCACCTCCGCAAGGTCAGAACCAAGCTCAATGCACTCTTTGCCGAAATTTGTAATTGCATAAGTGCTGAAAGCAACAGCGGCAGTCTTTGCAAAGGTCTTAAGCTGATTTTTTACCCTTTCGATTGATTTGGTAACAGTAGTATTAACCTGTGCCAAACCGCCGTTAAAACCCGATGTATCAAGTTTCGTGTCAAAATTCAGATAACCGTCAACCGCCAAATTTTCACATCCTTTCATTTAAAAATGGGCATAAAAACAGCGCACACCGTTATGATGTACGCTAATAAAATTTTGCAAAAGAACAGCCACCCCGTTTGGAGTGGCTTTTTCGTTATTGTAATACTATTGAATCAATTATTGCCGATAACAGAGTTTCATCTTCCTCTGAAATAGGCTCGGTTGAGGAATAAGAAAAATTGTATGCACCGTCATTCCATAAAAAAGCATAAGTGTGTGCATATACACCTTCCATTTTATACGAAAATTCTATTCCATAACACGATGCTATTTCTAAATATTTTTTGCTGGATAATTCAAAGTCCCTATCACCTTTCATTCCCTCCACAATACTATCTAAAAGTTCATTAGCCTGCGATTCGGTGTATAAAAGAATATCGTCACTCAATTCCGTATAACTTACAAGAAGATTATCATTTTCTGGACTTTTGTGATTAAAAATCAATCCGCTTGTACCTTTTGTTTCAAACTGTGACGGAGTACAGTATTTAATATCTTTTAAGGTGTTTTCGATAGCTAAATCGTACTCTGCCTTTGTTGTTTCCTGCACCGTTGTGGGAATTTCTGTCGTCACAGGTTCAGTGGTTTCAGCCTTTATATCGGTGTTTGAACTGCTTTCCGCTGTTGTACCGCAGCCAACAAGCGATACTGCAAAAACTGCGGTTAATGCTAACGCTATGAGTTTTTTCATCATTCATCCTCCTAAATGTTAAAACAATATAATTTTTACTTAATCATACACTAACATTTAGAGAATGTCAACAATATGTGATAAGATACTACACTACACAAGCGAATTTATGAAGTCAAGTTCCTCTTTATCTTCGGCTGTGAGTTTGGGCTTTAGGTCGATAAGTTCTTTATGTTCATTGTAGAAATCCCGTTCGGTTTTGTCGAGTTTCTTATGCTTTGCCTTTTTGGTGCGTATTGAAATCACCTGTGTAAACAAGCCGTCACCCACCTCATTAAACAAGCCGAGAAAAGTCCACCAGTGCATATAATCGACTGTGCGTGTTTCCGCTCCTGCAACCTTATTGAGAGCAGGGAAGATTATATGTCCGTCCTGCTCCCAATCAAGCACACGAACGGGGAGCTGTTTGCCCTGCGGAATATCTCCGCCGTCAAGAAACCAAGTTGCCCTGTCAAGTGCCTTTTGGTAATTTTCGGGAATCTCCTTGTAAAGGCACTCGACACACACTCGGCATTTTTCAAAATCGTTCAGATCATCGTCTGCATAGGCTTTGAAAATCAGCAGAGCAACACGGAAGTCGGAATTGATTTCGTAGTTTCTGCCGTCAACCTCAAGGCTTTTCGGCAGTAATTCAATCACTTTTTCACCTGTGAAGTGTATTTGCCGACTTTCTTATTAGAAATTTTCTGTGCCGATTCAAAATCAGCCTGCATAACAGGAATAAGCACTTCAAGGAAGTTTTCAAAAATCGGCTTACCGCCCGCAAATGAAAGACAGTTAATTTCACCAAAGGCAACCGTGCAGACATCCGAACCGAAAATGTAGTTAATCTGTTCTCTGATGTCCTTGTCGCACTCGGTGATAAGCTGAATTGCGTCTGTGTTTTCAGCTTTTTCAGCGTTTTCATACTTCTTCTGAATCTGCTCAATATTCTTGACTGCCTCGTTGAGCCTTGCAAGAATGCCCACATCCGCGGTATTGATACGGATTACTGCGTTTTCGTCATCGCCAATCTGATACTCCTTGTAACCTCTGTCAAAAACAAGTTTCTGCATAAATCAATCCCTCCCCAAAGATTAAACCGTTGCGGTAAAGGTCGGCACTTTCTTCTCAATTGTAGCCGTACCCTGCTGTCTGTCGCCGTTAAATGCGATGTTGAACGGAATGTTCACACCGCCCTGAGCACCGCCGTAGGACTGTGGCTTTACGATACAGGTTTCAGTCCAAGCGTCATACGGACCTGTCTTCTTATCAACAAGGACTTCAAGAATTGCAGTCTTGCAGTCGTCGCCTGTAAGACGGTTCATTGCAATATCCTTAATCTTTTCGTAGATTGCATCGCCTGTATTTGCGTAATAAGTGTCTGCGTCAATTGACGGTTCATAGCCGTTATCGTTTACAACGGTTTCATCAAGAATGTTCTTGACTGCTTCTGTGTCGGGGTTGAGTTCAACGGACATATCTTCAATATCTCTGCCAATCAAAAACCACTTAGGGGTTTCGCCACCAAACGATGCGTCTATGTAGTGCATGAGATAACTTCTTTTGAGTTTACCGATATCGGGTGTTGCTGCCATAATTAAAATTCCTCACTTTCGATTTTGTAATCTGCGGTAATCTGTAACTGATACATTACATTACCAATTAAATTGCTGTCGGGTATGTCATAAAGCATACCGTTTGAACAGGTTATTTTTGTGAGCGTACCTGCAAGCTCATTGTTGCCAACCGTTACGGTCAGCGTTTGCCCCTTTGCCTGTTTTTCAAGCCACAGCTGTAACTCGTTAATAAGTCCGCTGTTGGCAAGGCGGTCATAGTCATTAACCGACTGATAAACAGCGTACAAGATGAATGTGTGCTGTCGCTCCTGATTGCCGAGAACATCGGATTTAATCAGTGTGTCGCCTGTCGGAGATAATCCGTAGCTGTCGGTGTCGGGGGTTGTGTAGTCAATGTGCAGAACATCGTTCAGCTTTGGAAAGCTCATCACAATGCTCTGCATAAGTTCAATTATGTTCATTCTGCCGTGCCTCCTGCCACTTTAGCAGCACCCTGTAAAATCTCTTTTTTACGGTCGGCTTTCATTCGTTCAAACCACATCTTGCCGGCAAGAGGGTGCTTTGCCCGAGAATAAACAAGCATTTTGCCTGTGGGGTGTTTCTTCTGTCCTTTAGGGCTGAAATAACCCACAATAACACCGTTTTCCTTAATCGGGATATTGGGACCGTAAACCTTGCCGTAGTAGAGATACCTCGCATACGGTGTGTTCTGATGAATTTCACCCGAGCCTATAACCGTTGAGAGGGTTGCCGACTTTTCAAGCACGCCGTTTCTGAATGGTGTATAGGGTTTCATCAATCGTAAAACCGTGCTGTCAACATACTTTTGCACCTTTAACACATCGGCATTTTTGCGGACTGCAAACTTTTTATCCCAGAGGAAACCTGCCGTACCGTTTTTCGACTTGATGACAAAATCGGGCGGTTGAACAATCTTCATGCAATCACCTCGCCGAAATTTTGATGTGCTGTAAATCGGTTACGCCGTAGAGCTTTTCATCAATCGACATAACCGCATAGCACCTGTGTTTTTGCTTTAGCGTTTTAAGGCTCTGTGACACGCTCTGAGGGTTTGAATTATCAAAGGTAAAATTACTCTCGCCCTTAATAATAATGTCCTGTGCGCTGTTCTGAGGGGTGCATAGCTGACCTGCAAAAAGGTTTTCGCTCGGCTTTAAAAAGTCGGGCAAAAGTCCTGCGGATTCAATCGGAATATACACCGTCACGCTGTCAGCGTTCTGCATTCCGCTTTTAAGCACATTGCGAGCCTTGTTCTCCTGCCAATGACATTCGGGAATGAAATATCGGTCATAGCCTAAGCCGTTGAATCTGTAGATTGTGCAGGAGCTTTCAGGGGTAATAATCATCTGCGACCACCTCTGTACAGCAAATCGGTGTCGGCAAGATACTTGTAAATTGTGTGTCTGACAGCCTTTTTATGGGCGGTTTTACGCTCTTCTTCGGACACATAGCTTACGGATTCATCACCGACGCTTGCGGATGAAATTCCTGAATTTGCGGACTGCTTTTCATCGTTATATACAAGCTCTGCAAGCTCACAACAGCAGAGTTTTACGCTTTCGGGAATATTGTTCCCGTCAACATTTTCGCCTGTGTATGCCTTAATGAGCAGGGTTGCAGAGCGTGCATAATAATCAAAGGCGGAAACAATGACCGCCTTTCTGCCACAGAGATATTCAGAGATGTAATAGCCTTCATCGGCATAAGCGGTCATAGTAAAACTCCTTTAAGCCTCTACGGCTGAATGGCAGTAGATACCTGCCTTTTTATTCTCGTAAACATCGGCAATACCGACCATACGATAACCAAACTTCCAACCGTCAGAACTCTGATTAACTGACGGCTCAATAACCTTTGTGTCAAGGTGCTTTGTGAACTGAATCGGAGCAGAGCCGTGAATAATCATAAAGTTGATATTCTTGCCCGAAGTCGCCTTTTTGTAACCGCCCTTTTCCTTGCTTGAGGATGTGCCGTCAAGCTGTTCAATTGCTGTATAGAATCTTGACTGAGGAACAAGTGTGGTATCTGCAAAACGGCTGAGAACCTCCCTTGACTTTGTTGTATCGAGATCCTGCACAAGACCGTAAAGCGGTGATGTGATGAAAAGGTGTCTGTTCTCGAAAGGAACTTCGTCCTCATCCATTTTTGTTGAGGCTGTGCGGAGAGCCTTTACAACCTCTTCGCCTGTTGTGAGAGTTGCACTCACGGAAGAAATACCGCTTGTACCGGCATACTTTGCAAAGCGGAAAGCGTCAAGCTCGGGAACAACCTTTGTGCGGATAAACTCGCCCGAAAGTCTGCCGAATGCAATGCCTGCCGTTTCTGCATTATCCATTGTGTCAACCGTGAACATTCTGCCACGGTCAAAGTTACATTTCACGGTTTCGTTCGTAAGCTCAACATCGCCGTCAACATAACCGCTGTTGCGTGAGTAGTCTGCAAGACCGTCCATTGTGAGCATCGGAATGATAAGCTCGTTTGCGTTAGCGCCCTGTGTTGCAAGGTCTGACGCACCGTCAATTTTGCTTGTGAGTGCAGACTGCTTATAGACCTCATCAAGCAACGCTGTGTACTGTTTAAAAAGTGCAATTGTGTTTGCCATAATAAAATCACCTCATAGATTTAATAAAATTATTTCTTTTCGGCAGAAAGTCCCATAGCCGCACGCATTGACGCAAGCGGATTTGAGCCTGTACCGCCGTTACCTGTTTCGGTTGCACCGACTGGATTCTGAAAAGGCTCATCAGAACCGAACATATAGCCGTTTTTGGACTTAACCTGTTCGAGAGCCTTTTTGATGTCATCTGCCTGATTTTTAGATGCTTTCAGGTTTTCAAGGTCAAGCAGAGCCTTGACAGCCTTTGAGTTTCTTGCACCGCTTTCCGAAATTGCACCGTCAAGCACTGAGTTAAATTCCATATCCGCAATCCTTGTCTGATACTCGGTTTCCTTTGTTTCAAGTTCACCGTTGAGCTTTTTGATTTCGCCCTTGAGCTCGTCCACATTGACACCCTCAAACTTTTTGAGTGCAGTCTGTGCAGTTTCAAGCTGTGACTTGTAGTTGTCCCTTGATGTGCGGAGCTTTTCAACCTCTGACACGGTTTTGTAATTATCCGCAAAGGCTTTTTCAAAGTCTACCTTTTTATCTTCGGGAACTGTAAAGCCGATTTCGGAAAGAAGTGTGTGTATATTCTTCATAGTAAATCCTTTCTGCATAGCTTGTATTCCGCTTTGCCTGCGGTAGAAATTCAGCCGTTGTAACCTACGGCAGGGTAAAATAAAAGCACCTATGCAATCAAATGCAAGGGCGCTTAATCTGTTTTTTCTGTTTTAACTGCTTTGGTTCTCGGCTTTTTGGGAGCGTCAGACTTGACCTCTTCTGCAAAACCGCCGTCAATGAGTTCCTTTGCTCTCTGCTCGGAGCATTCAAAAACTTCATTCACAGGTCGGGTTACATAGCCGTTCTGTTTATCATTAAATGATGTTGTTACTCTGATTTTCATTCTGTCACCACCTTTCTAAACCGGTCGAAATCGACGGGTTTAACTGTTAATCTTTACTCTTAAATGTAATCGGCAAAATCTGTTTAGGCAGGAAGTTAATTTCATAACGGTATTTGTCCACTTCTGCACCGCTTATGTCCTCTACAACATACATAGTTTCATCATTAAGACCTATGATATGCTTTTTGTATTCACCCTTGCCCGTTTCGCAGACAACCTCAATTTGGTTATCGTCATTATCGACCTGTAATGAAAAAGCGGCAACAAGTTCAAATGACGGCTTATCGGTTCTTGTGTTAATAACCGTAAGCCTGCGTATCACATTGAAATTGTCTGCTTCCTGCGAAACATTGTACGATACCTGCGTTGCCTCGGTACAGCCCACAGTAAACAGTACGATTGTTGCAATCATAACTACCATAAGTACAATTGCTAAAATTCTTTTTCTCATAGTATCAAACCTTTCTTTGATTAATAATAAAAAAGCACTCTGATTTCTCAAAGTGCTGATTTGATGTATTAAGTTTTGCTTTGGCAAGTTGCAGGCAAGTTAAATAATGCCGTAAACAAGCCGTTTTTCTTGCTCTGAACATATTCTCGGCAAGTTAAACAACAAAACCGCCCTTTTTACGGAGCGGTTAGATTATGCCACTATCTTTTAGATATTGCATTTTTTGTTTCTCTCTAAGCTTACTGTAAAGTGCTTCAGCATCTTTAGCTTCTTGTGGAGCATCTTCACGCAAAGTGACATTTAAACCATTTGTTACAAGGTACGGCTTAAACGCATTCCATAGAGATTTTTGTTCTTCAGTTTGTATCAATCTCATACTATCATCACCCTAAAAGTTTGCTGACTCTGTACTCATTATACACTTCATCCATAGCTTTATCTTTTAAGCATTCAAAAGCATACTCACTTATATCCTCTATATTATAACCGTTATTTATCAATTTTTCAACCTTTGGAGCATAAATTTTATTAAGGTAATCGCAATATTCAAAATAATCGTTAATACTTCCGAATTTTGCTCTGTAATTTTTAGCGTCTTGCCAATGAATCAGTTCGTGCAGAATTGTACTCAATCTGTCTTGCGGACAAGCCAAGTTTTCTTGTAAGCCTGACAAATCACTTGTTGAAAAGTATGCTGAATTGACATTTAGAACATTTTGCATTGGCATATATGAAGCAATAGCATTTACTCGCATTTCTTCGGGAGTGACAATACAAATTTCAGGCTTTCCGCTTGTTTCAACCTCTCCGAGCATATCAAACGCTTTTCTCACTTGCATATCAAAATTATGAAGTTCTTTTCGTTTTAGCTTTACCTTATCTGAAATATAAACATTATCACACAATGTATTTGCCTTGTGGGTATCAATTGTAATTGTTTCGCCCTCAATTTTGCGTTCAAAAGTTTTTGATATATCTTCTTCAAAAACAGGTCTGTAATATTTTTGTTCATCAGTCTTCAAAGAAAATTGTTTTGCCTTTTCTTCAAGCGTATTCGCCCTATCGTGCCACTCATCGGCTCGGGTTTGGGCAATGCGTTTATTGTCCTCATCAAGGCTGTATTCGGCACGGCGGTCAAAGCGTTCTGCCTTTTTCGGGAGTTTTGAGCCTAAAGCATTTTTGCCGTCAACGGTTATTCTTTCCCATTGTTCGGGAAGTCCCATAGCTTTTGAAAACTTTACATATTCGTCCTGCCTTTGAAAATATCTGACCTTTGCGCCTGTGATTGTGTCATAGTCTGCACCGCCCTGTGTGAGCAGTTCAATCTGCTGACGGTCGGCACGCATTGCGGTTTCAAGCCGTCTTTGCCTTTGCTGTGCCTCATATGCCGTGTACTCTTTGCCATTGTATTCTTTCGGCGTGTTCTCTTCCTCGTTCATACGGTCAAGTTCTTCTTCGCTGTATGTCGGAGTGTCAATTCCTTTCATAAACGGCGAATAGCTGTGATAGCAATTCGCACCGCAAAGTCCTGTGACCGTACCCAATCCGCAGACGGTTTCAAGCTCCTTTTTGCTGTACACTCTGCCCTGCCACACCTGATGTGTCGGTCTTGCCCCACGGTGATAGCTGACCTCGAAATATTCCGTGCCGAGCTGTTCGGCGTTGTCCTCGTTGACCTTTGCGACAACCTGATTAAAGCCTGTCATCAACGCCCTGCGAACCGCCACATCAACACGATTGCTCCAACCACTTGCATAATCGACGGTACGCAATCCGCTGTCGGTCATAGCTTTAACCGCTCTTTTAAGGACTGTGTTATAATCAACCGCACCGCTTGCAATCTGCATAACTCCGTTGTCAAGAGTGCGTTGGTAAAAGTCCGCAAGCGGAGTAAATGACAGCGTATTGTCGGCATTTCTCACGGCGAATCCGAGTGAGCCTGTAATGTTCCTGTACTCCGATTTTGTCTGATTTTTGACCGCCTTTACAAGTTGTTGCAGCTGTTTATTTTCCGCATAAGAAATATACTCTTTGCCCTTGCTTGTATAAAACTCCTCATCTCTTGCATATCCCGATTTCACGACTTCATCATAGATTCTGTCGATTTCATCGTCAGACACATCGAGCGTGCTTTGAATAAGGCTGTCTATTTCATCCTTGCTCACGCCTAATTCATACAAGCGGTTTATCTGCCAATCGGCGGCAGAGGTTATCTCCTCACCGTTAGCTTTCAAACGATCCGTAAGGTCGGACATAATATTTAACTGTAAACTGCGGTACAGCTGTTCCATAGCCGAGGGCAAAGCCTCAATTTCAGTCGGAGTGAACATTATTCGATAACCTCAGAGGACTGCGGAAGATTCTTTTTTGCTGTCTTTTCATCCTCTCCATACCACTTCATACGGTACTCATCAGGTCGCATAATACCAAGGTTTAAGTCCTGAATATCCTGCTTGCGTTCGGTTTCTTCATCGGTCAGAATACTGTCCTTGAAATCGCATACAAACGAATAACCGCTTGTTGTCAGCGAATTGTAAAAGGCAAGAGCATACACCAAGTCATCAAGGCAATAGCGAAGCTGTTTCTGAATTGCCGACACGGTGTTGTACTTCCTGTCCTTTGCCGACTTAATCTCCGTAGCAGTCTTTGCAACTGTTTCGGGGTTTGAAAGGTCACCGTATGCAAGACCGACCGCAAATTCAATCATACGCAGATATGTATTCAAGCCGTCCGTAATGTCGGACTGTCGGAACGCAGGCGAAAAGTCCTTGAACAGTTCTTCGTCGCCCAAATCCACATCAACGGCACGGTACAAACGCCTGTTAAGTCTGTCGGCTTTGCCGTCCTTAAACACGGCAGAATCAACATGAATCGCACGCTCTCCGCTTTCAAATTCCCAGTCAAGCCGTCCGAACTGCATATCGGCTTTCTGAATGATTTCAAGTCCGCTGTCAAAAATCGACATACCGCATGATGAGCCGTCAACCGTGTTTTTAATCGGCACTCTGAAATAACCGAACGCAGGTCTTTTCATGTCGGGGTATGTGACCGCAGGCGGTAAGTCTGCCCACTCGTCAATGATAGCGAGTGGAATTTCAGTACCGAGAACCTCGGGTGATGACGAACGGTAAGCCGTGTTAGTAACAGTCAAGCCCTTGTCCTTATCAAGGCTGTGATATTCAAGCCTTGTGTAGTAGTTGTCACCGATTTTCTTAAATTCGGGGAAGATGACCTTTACAAGCCTGTGCTTTGCGTCAAACTCAATCGGCACAAAAGCATTTGCCGAGATATATTGTACCCTGTCACCGCCCAAAGGCTTGATGACCATTGCGCCTGTTGCAAGACCTGACTGTAACTCCGAATTAAGCTCCTCGGTTGCAGTTTCAAACAATTTTGACAGCGTTTCATTTGAGATGTTCACCGTCATTTCGTTAAGCGTAATGTTAGCAAACTCCCTTGTGATTGACTGCTCAAGCCTCAAACTGATGACATTTTCATCAAGCCACGGAGCTTTGCCAACATAGCAGTTTTGCCATACGCCGATAGCCTTTTGCATTTCTGCCGTAATCGCAAGCCGTAAATTAAGCGCCTGCCGAATATTTTCAAGCGGAAACATTCGCCTCCACACTCCTTTCAAAAAATCTATAAGTCCCATTATTCACCTCTGCGTTTCCATACTCTGTTCATTGCATATCTGACAGCGTCAATATGGTGGTTATCCTTATCGGGATAACCGCTGATAACATTGCCGTCCTTATCACGCTCGTATTCATAGTCGAGAAACTCCTGTGCAGTATGCGGACAGCGTGTGTTATCAATCACAATCTCCCGTAAAGACTGCAACCACTTCATCGAGTAAACAACCGAACCGGGTCCTTTTTCTGCCGAACGAGCCATTAAACCGTCAGCCCTGTAATCGCCGACTGACTTCTGTTCTGCACTGTCGCAAGTGATTAAATCATTGCTTGTAACTCCGTGCTTAGTTCTGAGCAATTCGGCTGTTTCCCTGTTGCTTTTTTTGTTGCAATGTTCCTCGTCAAAAATAATGAGCTTGTGTTGACTTGGAATATAAGTCATGCAATCATAGGCAAACGGATCAGGATACCAGCCCCAGTCAACTCCTCTGTAAAATCTGTCAAAGGTCTGAATTTCGTCATCTGTGACATCACGAATAACAACATTATCAAATACATTGCCGCCTGTGCCGTTAGCAATGCCCATATACTCGTTTTCATAGGCGGTAGGGTTTGTTTCTTTCAGGAACTCTGCGTCATCTATAAACGGCTTTCCGAGCCATTTTGACGGTACTGTAAGGTATGTACTCTCAATAACGAGCCTGTCTTGACGGGGAATTTTAACATACTTGTTCGCCCAGTTCTGTGCAGATTTCGGAGGGTTGAACGATTTAAATTTAAAAGCCGTGTCACCGCCACGAATCACCGACTGTTCAATCTTTCTGACAGCTTCCTCGCCCGTGAACTGGTCAAGTTCTTCAAACCACACAACGCCGATATAGCCGAATGGTACTTTGATTGATTTAATCTTGCCCGGATCATCTGCACCACGGAAGTATATTTTCTGTCCTGTGCTTACCCTCGTGATTTCGAGAGGTGACACGGTGCAGTTAAACTCGCTTTCAAGACCGAGAGCAGAGATTGACCACAAAATCTGCTGATACACCGAACTGCGCAGAGTGTCGGCTACCTGACGAAAAATACAGGCGTGCATATCCTCGTTCTTCATAAGCAAATCAATAACATTCAGACTGACGAAAGACGATTTTGTTGAACCTCTTCCGCCGGGGAAAACATATTCCGAATGTTCTTTACCCTCAATATCAAAAAGCACCGACGAAAACGACGGTGCAACCATATTAGCCGGTATTCCTTTGTACTCCGAACCGTCACTCTTTGGCGGTTCAGCCTTTTTGCGTTCAATGTCGAGATAGGCATTGTCGAGCTTGATTTTATGATTTTCAAAAACATTGTCACGAATAATATTTCTTAATTCTTTAATGGAATTAACATCACCTGTTTTAGCCTTTTTGAGAAGTGCCGCATTTACAACGAGCAAATTATTGACCAAATCTTCGTCAATCTCATCAACATTAATTCCCATATCAATAAGCATTTCCCAGTCGGCAGAAGTGTTCGCAGGCAAGGAAAGTAACATATCCATAACCTGTTTCATACTCTTTTTACGGCGGCGTGACTTGCCCGAAGCCTTACCGCCCTTTGCTCCGTTTTTCACGGCTTCATCACGGCTTTGGTCAGATGTAAACGGTATTAAATTTTTCTCATTGGGCAATCACCTCACCTCTTTTATCTAATTTTCCCTCACAACACAAAACCGCCCACAGCTGGCATAAAACTACTTTAACTGTTCAGTTACAAAATTTTAACAATAAGCATATTTCAGTTGACAAATATTGTGTTATATCCTATAATGTTAACATAATAAAATTATCAACTGGAGGTTTTCTATGCCAAATGCAGTCACAGACAAAAAGGTAATTTCTAAAGTAGGTAAAAATGATTTTATACAGATGGGGTTAGCTATTGAAGAAGCTGATATATTAGCTCTTTCATACATAAAAGACACCAAAATGCTAAATGTTGCAAGCGCCATTCCATTTCATCAAACCATAGTTAATTTTGCAATAGACCTTGTGTTGGAAAGGAAATGTGACGAGGGCCTTATCAAATATAACTATCGCTATGAATATAATAAGGCGAGAAATTGCAAACATATTGAGTTAATAAAGAATGATATGTTAATTACACATTGTTCAGGGAATAATAGTGATTTTCCAAGAAGGGCAAAATACAGGGAGAGACTTTGTACAAATCAACTTTCGCTTTTCGAAGAAACAAACTCTGATGTTATGTACTGCATTTTAATGCACTCCTCTCAATTACAATTAGGACACAAACCTATTATAGCTATAGGCGTTCCTGACTCTACATGCAATAAATGGTGTAACTATATACCATTGAATTCTCTTTCTGGTATTGTACCTTTAGATGTCAAGCAAACTGAACCAGACATTGAAAAATTCCACTTTGCTATGAAAGAAAGATTAAAAAAATCGGAAATAGGGTGATATTGTGAGTAGCGGTGTACAAATCAATCCGCACAAATTAACAGAAGCGCGACAAGCTCGTGCTCTTAATATTTCAAAATTAGCTGAATTAGTTGGTGTAACAAGGCAAGCTATATCAAAATATGAGCAAGGCTCTTCTAAGGTAAGCGTAGATGTTTTAAACAAACTTTCTTCGGTTTTGGAATTTCCTGTTAGCTTTTTTTATAAACCTGACAATGATATATCATATTCTCAAAGCACAGTATTTTACAGAAGTTTTAAAACTTCTGAAGAAACTGTTAGGAGTATGATAAGAATTAAATGCAACTGGACTTATAATGTTTATTCATATCTCAACAGCAGAGTTACTATGCCGACACTTAACTTACCAAATTTAGATTTGTTGCTAAATCAAGGAGAGCTTACGCTTGATTCTATACAAAATATTGCTAACGCTTTAAGAAACTATTGGAATTTAGGTAACGGACCTATTCTAAACTTAACTAATGTTTTGGAACGAAACGGAATTATTGTATCTGGAGGAAACATTACGGCAACAAAAACAGATGCCTGTTCAGAAGTACTCTATGGTGTTCCTGTTATATTTTATGACAAAACATTGAAATCTTCTTGTCGAATCAGATTCAGCCTTGCTCATGAGCTCGGTCATATTTTATTGCATAGTTATGTAACAAATGAAGATCTAAAAAATAAAGATTTCTTGGACAAAATAGAAAAAGAAGCAAATACCTTTGCTTCTTGCTTTTTACTACCGAGAGAATCGTTTATTTTGGATGTTAATGCCCTCTCTCTAGAGTATTTTATGTTACTGAAAGAAAAGTGGAAAGTATCCATTTCTGCTTTAATATATCGTTGTAAGGAATTAGAATTGATTGACAACAATCTAAATTTATCTTTGCGAAAGAGAATATCAGCAAAACGTTGGAACAAAATAGAACCATTAGATGATACTATTCCTTACGAAAATCCACAACTTTTTAAACAAGCCCTGGAATTCATTATCCAAAATTCAAATACAAAAAAAGGCGATATTTTATTTTATTTTTCTTATAATCAAAAAGATTTATCCGATATTGTAGGATGTGACAAAAACTTTTGGAACGATGATATAGAGAAGCCTTTACAATTTTCATTGATTTACTAATAAATACAAGCAAACAACAACATCTAGCACATATAACTAAATAAAAATCCGCCCTGCTCGACTGGTCCTCGAACAGAGCGGAATCACCTACACAGGGTGCAGATGATGCAGTTTAATGCAAAATAATTGTATCACACTCCCCTGAATTTTTCAAGTTTTGAATATCAGGGGATTTTTGCACCCTTTTTTAAACAAAAGGAGTGTATTATATTATGGCAAAAGCAAAACTTAAAAAGCGTGCAGACGGACGCTATCAAAAATCTGTATATCTTGGCAAAGACGAGGACGGCAAACGCAAATACAAAACCGTCAACGGTTACTCTGTCAAAGAGGTTGAAGGAAAGGCACAGCTTATCAAGTTACAAATCGGCAAAGGTATGGATGTGCTAAACGCAGGAATGAAATGGGGAAAACTCGTTAACTTATGGCTTGCCTACAAAAAATCCATACTTTCCGAGGGGCAGTACAAAACCTATTCAATTTATCTGAGCCACTTCTCTGCCCTGAATGACCGACCGATTAACAAACTTGTCAAATCCGACTTTCAGCAGATAATTCTTGACGAATACGCTTGCAATTCACACACAGGCAAGCCGACCGCAAAAAAGACTTTGCGTGATTGGCGTGGTGCAGTAAGGCAGGTGTTCAATTATGCCATAGAAAACCGTGTAATCGAATTTTCACCTGCACAATACATAGAGATACCCCGTGACGCAAAAATCTCAGAACGACGAGCATTGACCGCACAGGAACAATTGTGGGTGGTATCAACAGAACACCGTGCACAGTTACCTGCAATGATAATGATGTTTGCAGGTTTGCGACTGGGCGAATGCCTCGGCTTGCAATGGCGAGATATAAACCTAACCGAACGAACAATAGATGTTCATCAGAAACTTGTGACCAAAGGCAAGGCGCATATTGAGCAAGGAGCAAAAACTATTTCGGGAGTGCGTACTGTTACAGATGTTCCGAAAATTCTTATTGACTTTCTGAAAAAGCAACCTGAGCATAAACCCGATGATTTTGTTGTGACTTCCACAAAAGGTACTCTGATGAGTGATACAGCGTGGCGGCGATTATGGAACAGCTATATGGCAGACCTTAATATTAAGTACGGCAATTTTTCGGACTATGAAAGACAGCCTAAAAGTAAGTACGATCCTAAAGGAGTGCCGTTTGTAATCGATAGGTTTACAGCTCATTCGCTCCGTCACACCTGTGCCACCAATTTGTTATATACAGGTCACGAACTCCACTATGTGCAAAAACAACTCGGACACGCTAAGCCGTCAACTACTCTCGACATCTACACACACTATGTCGAATCACTACCGAAACGCAAATCAAATAAAATAATCAGTATTGACGCATTGATTAAGGAGTTTAAACCTGCCCAAAAGCAAGCATAAGCGCTATAAAATTGCGTGCATTGCACTAAAATTTAAAAAAGCCGATAAATACTAAGTTTTTCAGTGTTTTATCGGTTTACTCCTAAGCGAAAGGTCGGGGGTTCGAATCCCTTTTGGCACGCCAAAAACTCCGCCGGGAAGCCCAGTAAAATCAAGGGTTTCCGGCGTTTTTTTATTTTTCGCAAATTGCAATAGCAAGTTGAAACAATTTTTTAAATATCATAATTAATATTTGCATTTAGAAAAAGCACTTAAGCCGAGTGAGTTTTTATTATTTATGATCAGCAATCCATTCTTTGTGGCATAAACGAAGCGACAAATCGAAATTTACCTCTATTCAGACATACAAGCTCTTGACAATAAAGCTCCTATATAGTATAATTTAACAAACTACTATATAGGAGCTTTTATATGGAAATGAATGGCGGATTTCTTGTCTCAAAAATAAAACAACTTGGAGACCGAATCTTTGAGAAGATTCTCAGCGAAAAGAATATTGATGCGTTCAATGGAGCCCAGGGGCGTATTCTTTATGTGCTGTGGCAGGAGGATGGTATCTCAATCAGGTCACTCTCGACTAAATGCGGA